AATATCTTTGTCTGAGGCAGATGATTTAAATGTAAGGTTTTGACTGGCTCCACTAATTTGACCAAACCCAGTACCATCATCATTTAAATATATATTTCCATTATCAGTATCAAGAATAATATATCCTGCTACATCAAAAGAAAGGTTACTATTTGAAGTAATATTTAAATCCCCAGTCCCACTTTCACTTATATAGGAATTGGACCCATCATGGTATAGCTGGAGATCATCACCGTCACCCATACGGATCTTATCGTTATCACCCAAGTCCACCGTTTGTGCGTTGGCGCTGTCTATAGTTACAGTAGTCCCAGAGACAGTCAGGTTGCCGCCTATAGTAGCATTACCACTAACGTCAGCAGCCGTAGTGCTTAGATTTACTGCTCGTGAACCAATGTAACCACCCATTAGGTTATCTCCATGTAACTCATTGTGACTGAGAGTTTGTCTGCGACACTACAATCAACTTTTAGAATGTCACCAACGTTCATGTTTATCTTTCCTTCTAGTGGTGAAAGTGTAGCACCAGTAGGAATGGGAACATCTTTAATTAGATGTGCTGTCGTGTTTTGTGTTTGTCCTGATTGTGTTGTAGTGCTTACTAGTGTTACTGAGGCTGTGACTTGTGCTGAATGTACATTTGCTAGTGTCATGCCAATCATAACTATAGTACTACCGCTTGGCACTGTATAGATAGTCTCAGGAGTCCCCGAACTAGCAGGAGCTAAATCCCTAGTTAGTAATTTAAAAGTGTTTGCCATTTTACTATCCTAATGCGATTGCCATTGAAATTGCTTCTGTTGTTGCTTGTGTGCTAACGAATGCTTTAATTGATTGTTGTGTAGCCACCTTTGTATTAGAGTCAGAAGCAAAATCGTCTTCGTCCAATATGGCAGATCCTGATACTGCTGTATTAAGAACTGCGCTTGTTAATGTTTTATTTGTTAATGTGTCTGTTGTAGTTTTACCGACTAGTGTATCCGTTGTGGCAGGAAGAGTCAAGGTAATATTGCCACTAAATGCTGAGTGCGCTGGTGCTTGTAGCCTGGCATAGTGAGCATTGCTAGACTCACAGTAAAAGTCTACATAGGATTGCGTACCGTTGTTCTTAATTGATATAGCACCCTGAGAGATGCTAACACCTGACGCACCACCAAAAGTAGTTGTACCTGTCATTGCAGGAGCAGCTAGTGTTTTGTTTGTTAGGGTATCTGTTGTGGTTCTACCAACTAGTGTGTCTGTAGTAGCAGGTAATGTTAGAGTAATGTTACCACTAAATGCAGAGTGAGCAGGAGCCTGAAGTCTTGCTCTGTGAGCGTTTGATACTTCACAGTAAAAGTCTACGTAAGACTGTGTACCATTGTTTTTTATAGATACAGAACCCTGACCAAGCGTTACACCGTTTGATCCACCCACTATAACACTGTCTGCCTCAAGGTTTGATATAAGAGTACCAGTTGTTATAGAAAGATCACCAGTAGAAGCACCAGTAAAAGTACCTGTACCTAGTTTGAATTTGTTTTCACTTTCATCAAAACCAATAAAAGCGTTAGCATCACTGCCACGCTCTATAACAATACCAGCATCACCTGAAGCTGAACCACTAGTCCCATTTGCTAGTTCTATTAGTTTGTCAGCTATAACAGAGTTTGTTGAACTTAGTGTAGTAGTCGTACCCGTTACTGTAAGATTACCACCTACAGTTAAATTACCACTTGCATCCTTGAACAAAGCCTTATCAGCAGGGTAGGTCATAAATATTTCTTTTGACCCACTACCAAAGTTAACTGCTGATGTACCATTAGAGCCAGCGAGAACAGTTGTACGACTTAGGGTGTTACCTGTGTTCCAAGTGCCTATCCCTACTTCCCATTCATCTGTTCCTACCGTGGTATGTGCGACACTATAGTAAGTAGTATCTCCGTTTGACATATAAGTTTGGAATGCGTCAAACGTTGCAGAAGAACCACCCAAACTATAAGCACTTGTGCCAGTAGTCGTGGTGGTTTCTTTTACACGATCTTTTAAAATAAAAGCCATTTATAAAGCCTTACTATGTGATACGGATAACTGCGTTAGATGCGTCTGCTGTTGGAAAGACTATAGTAAAGTCACCGTTGGTAGCTGTAACTGTGCCTCCAAAATTAAACACTGCTATAGCTTTGTTAGATGCTGATGAATTATATATTATAGCACCATCTGCAGATATGGTTAAAGTAGAAAATACTTCATCTGCAAAGTCAACAAAAGCAGTGCTTCCCGATAGTGATATTGATGCACTATCTAAGTTTTGTCCACCTGCACTGTAGCCAGTACCTGAAGCCTCGTCTGAGTTTCCTGTAACATCAGAATAATTTGTAGTAGCTGCACCATACGTTCCAGAAGGTGAAGCTTTAATTAGAGCTATTTTTAGTGTATGTGTGTCTAAATCGTGAACACCTCCAAGTAGCTCTTGTTTGAAGCTGTTACACATTGCCGTTGTAATTCCCATTTGGAGATGTCCTCTTTAGGTTAATATACACAAAGAGGCCAACCGAAGTCAGCCTCTAAGTTTATCTTGATTAAGCAGCGTTGTATCGTGCTGTCACCAATGCTTGTGGGCGTAAGATTTTACGTCCGTAAAGGTGCATACCACGTACAATGTCTGCAAATGAGTCGGGATCTCTATAGTTCTCAACTTTGTTCATTTGCTCTGCAGAAGCAACAGCTTCTTCTTGACCTGCTAGGATAATACCGAAGTTGTCATCTTGTGCAGTTGTGCCAGAAGTTCCTGCTCCAGTACCGTCTGAAGGTAGGTTGTTTGAAACGTAGACTTTAAAGCCATGGATGTTTCCAGCAACCAATCCATTTTGTAGACCTGCTCCACCGAAGTCTGAATTTAGAAGACGTGAATCTTCATCCTTCAACATTTCCATGAAGATTGGATCGACAACTAGGTAACGTCCACGTGAGTCAACATCACCTGTATCCAACTGACGTGCCATTCTTGCAATAAGTTGCAATGGTGATGCAGTTGTAGTTCCCTTTGAAGTTGCGCCTGGTAGTCTAGGTGCTAGAGGGATAGAGTCACCAGTTGTGCCAGATGAAGCTGAAGTTGAGATGTTAGACATGTCAGACATATCTAGCTGGTTCGCTTTCAGAAATTCACCGTTTAGCTCGTTTGCTGTTGGGTGCTGTGCAGAACCAGAAACAGCGGTTGAGTATTGACCACTATCTGCAGTACCTGTCATGTACTTCAAGACATCTACATCAATAGCGTCAGCCATTTTGTATGCTGCTCTGTCTGCAGCTAGGCTTACGAAGTCAATGTGTGAGAACTGCTCTTCAATGTCATCCATTTTAAAAGCAAAGTAGTTAGCTTGGTCAATGGTTAACGAGAAGTCGGTGTCATCTAGTTTCTGTACAGAAATACCTGTGTGACGCTCTAGTGCGTTAACAGTTACGTCTGGTTCTTTTTGGATGCGTACAACGTCACCCTGATTTGCAATGTCACCAAAATATGAGTTGTTGGTAATTGCGCTTATTACAGACGATCTTCGCAATGCGATTTGCGCCTGTTTGGAAAACATTATCGGGCTAAAGTTGCCGTCAAAGCCTCCACTTGCTGATGTAATAGCCATAATTAAAATCTCCTTTATAGATATGGCGTGGGATTAGTACACTACATATCCACCATGAAGAGGCCAACGTCTTCGGGTAGTCCATAAGGGGCCGATTATTTTGGGTAAGTCTTTTGTGTGGCTAGTGCTTGATTAAGCATACACATTAACTGTTGTGTATATGCTATAGTTTTATCTACAATACTTAGTTTGTCAACTATTTTCTTGACATATCGTAAATAAATCTTCCGTTACGTTGAGCATCAAGTATTTCTTCTTGTCGCTTTTCGTATTCCTTTATAGACATTGCAGCTACGTCTGACTCTTTGACGTACTTACTAGCTTCATCTGCTTCTGGTTTAGCTGCACCTTTTGTCTTGACTGATGATGCTGCTGCTTTGTCTGAGCTATTAGTTTTCTTAGTCTGAATGCCTGTGTCTATTTTATATAAATCTATTACACGTGCTACAGACTTTGCATCTTCTGTATTCTCATATAAAGCATCCTGTACCCACTTAGGTTGTTCTTTTGCCCAAGTATGGAAGGAATCATCTTCGCGTATCTGTGCAAAATCAGGATGCATACCTGCTAGTTCAGCTTCAGCCTTTTCACGTTTAGCTGTAATACGTAGCTCTTCAAACTCAGCCATACGTGCTTCAAGATCTTTAGCTGTAGCTTTAGACTTCTTGTCTGCTATGGCTTCAACTATACCTGCTACATCAGGATACTCTTTACTCCAAGCTTCTAACTCTTCGTCAGTCTTGGGTATTACAAGTTCATTCTTTGAAGCTTTATCTAGCTGCGCTTGTAGTGCTTCTAGCTTTGCGTTAAACTCTTCTTCTTTCTTCTGTGAATGTCTACGCAGATCACCATAACGTTTCTTAAAGTTCTTTTCTTCTGCATTTAAATCTTCTTCTTGTGCTTCAGCTTTTGGTTTTTCTTCTTGTTTGGTATCACTCTCTGCCTGTACTGGTTCAGCTTTAGGCTCTTCGCTACTGGGTTTATCTTCAGTACTTTCTTCATCTGTTATACCTAGCGCCTCTTTCTTCATGGCTAGAAGTTCATCTTCATCTTTTTTGATGCGCTCCTCGTTATTTAAGTATCCACTTCTACCCATTAGTACTCTGGGTATATCAGGTTTTACCATAGGATTTGGTTTCGCTGTTTCACTTGTAGCCATTTGTTTTCTCCTTATGTTGGGGTCAGCCGAAGCTGAGTGGCCTTATAGTTATTTGGATTTTTTCTTTTTCTTACTAGTTTTTAATGCTTTCTCTAATTGGTCTGCTTGTTTGGCGTGTAGCTTAGAGGCTTTATTCAAACCTTTTACTACTTCTTTGACTTCCTTTTCTTCTACTAAGCCACCTTCTTGGAAGCCTCGCACGATACCTCTGTCTAAGTCTCTTCTTACATTTTCTATTCTAGCACCCTCTTTCATTGCTTCACTTCTTTCTTCTCTTGAAGCGCCTCTGTCTCTCATAGATTGTAATACGTCTTGTGTGCCTTTTCTTGCTTCTTTTTCTCCAGAAGATCTTTTTGCTACAGGAGTAGGCTTAGGTGTTGAGGTTGTTTTAAATGCTTTTTCAGCAGCCTCTCTAGATGCTTGTTCTACCTTTTGCATTATTTCAGGACTTAAACCTGCTGATGGAGCTTTTATTTCTTCTGCCTCTGCCTTTTCTCTTGTCGGTGATGGAACTTCATCATAAGTACTTCCCTCAAATGGATTAGGCTCCTCTTCTGTAGATGTAGTAGGCTCATAAGGTTCATCAGAAAGAGGAACAGTCTCAGCAGTATATGATGGTCCTGTTAAGTTAGGTAAGTCTGGTCCTTCTTTTCCCCTGCCAGTAATGTCATCTATAATCTTACCAACCATGCTTTTTTGCTTAGGAGCCTGTACTACCTCTAAAAGATTTTGTAAATACTCTTGTTCATATATTGGTAAGCTATCAGGATATGGTCCTGTATAGGTTTTAGTTTCTAGTCTTCTATTTATTTCTTCTACAAGATTCTTTTTATGCCTGTCTTTAAATACAGAGACTACACTATTTAGTATTATGCCTCCTATAGGAAGTGGTGTGTTTACATTCTTAGCTTCTTCTGCTAATTCATCTATAGTAAGTTCTTTGTAATCATAAGGTTCTGGTAGATTTTTAACACCTGGATCATCATTATCTCCAGATGCTGAACCTGTTGTATTACCTACTGTTACAGGTACAGAACCCACAGGATAATAACCTTCTGGTATAACAGTTTGTGGAACACCATTTAAGAATGGTATCATAATTGTGTGTCCTGCAGCGTTTTGATATTCACGCATCTCTATAACACCACCGCCAGCGTTTATACTATCTACAGAAGGATCAAAACCTTCAGGTAATATCTGACTTGTTTTACCTTCTAGTGACGTAACTAATCCTGTACCTTCATCAAACCCTGCTGGTCTGGGTATATTAGGTCTATATGGTTCGTTTCTTGTAGGCGTTGAAGGTGAACCATATTTACGTGATGCACGTTCCGAGAGGTTACCGCTAAAGCCAAAATCTATGGCTGGCTTTTCTGTAGCTCTAGGTTTTCTAGGCTTAGAAGGTTTTTTATTATCGTCATCACCTCCAAAGAATTTATGCATTAGTTCTTCATAGCGATTTTTAAACTTAGGCTTGCTTGGCTTTTCTACCATACGTTGTTTGACTTGATCAAACGTATAGCTTTTTCTAGGTTGACCACCTGCTGCCATCATTTGTGGCTCGCCCATTTCTTCTACTACTTCTAGGTCTGCTAACTCTAAGCCCAAACCTTCGTCATCACCATTCATAGGGATAGGCTCACCACCAATACGCCCATCCTCATTCATCTGTGCATATCCCATCTTAGCGGCTGCTCTCAAGTCTTCAAATAGTTTTACACCGTGAAAGCGTACAACATCAGCAGGGACAACTATCTCTCCCTCACTTAACTGCGCTGGTATATCATCTCTGACATTTTCTGCTGTTGAACCTAGTGGTATCTCATTACCTGATACAGGATCTACACCTACAGTATTGTCTGGTACATCACCAAAGTTCATTGCCATTTGTTCTTCTAAAGCCATACCGCCCTCACTAAAATTAGCTGTTACACCTGTTGTTTTGTTTGTAAATTCAAACATCTCATCATCAGGTGTTGTCTTTTTTACGTTCTTTGCAAACACAAGTGGTCCTACCTGAATTACCTGATCAGAACTTACTACAGGCATACCGTCTGCTTTATCATAAAAGTATGAAGCTCTATATGGATTCATACCTACCTGAGTCCAATCTTCAGGATTTGCCTCTAATATTTGTTTTGCAGTGTTATAAACCTCTTCAGGTTCAGCATTTACATAACTACCATTCATTCTTGCTATGGTTGTTTTACCTTTACCTGCTGCAATAGAAGATGCAGCCAAAGGAACAGTAGTAAAATTAACATCATTTAAAACTGCTGTTTGAGCATAGCCTACTGTCGCACCGCCTTTTTCTGTACCATCATGTAAGGAAACAACCCA